GAACGAAACACTCGAATCTCACCATTCTCGATTACACGATAAGCTTCAAAAGTAATTGCAGGATATTCACGACTTAATCTTAAAAAAGCTTTTAAATTCTCTCGGTCATCATCAAAGAATCTTACTTTCGAGAAAGACTTTGTATTTAAATATTTTCTTACAATCATTGCCTTTCGATTCGCACCTGAGAGTTCATTCGCTATATTCCCTGCACGTTCAACTCGAACACTATCAATGTCAAAACCATATTTACGGAAAGTTTTAAGGAATATATTCTTACTATCAAAATCAGTTCTTGCGGTTAATATAATTACACGCGAGTTTTCGTATTTCTTCGCTGATGCTAATATCAATTTGGCACGTCGCATCATTCTTCCGATCGGTTGAGATTCTTTATAGAACTTCGCTGCATCTTTAAATTCAGTATAATCAAACATTTCATTTGCTCCTAGAGTATAGGAAGCATATTCTGCAGTTGTTAATGTACGGATTGTTTCTTTTGTGATGGAATTACGAACTCGAATGACTGCTGTTGTACGAAAGAGTGTATCATCAATATCAAAGATTGTGAGCCAACCATTCGAATATTCATTCGAAGACTTTACATAATTACTAAACGTTTGAACCATAGAGAGAACCTACATATTTCGAAAGAGTATTCTCATCGTTTCGAACATTTCTTGACGTCATTAAATTACTTTCTTTTGGAGCATTTACAGTCGAAACTGGTGCGTTAATAATTACATTTGAACTCGCAGCAATCTTCGCATTCTCAGTCTCAGCTGAAGAAGCCATTATTTGATTTCCAACATCGCTCGGTGTTCCAGAACTAATTATATTATTTACTCCTGTTGGCGAAATACCAGAGAGTGTATTCGCAGAACTAAGCGAATTAGAATTGGAAAGATTGTTTCCAGAAACTACTTGTTTGTTAATAAATTTTAAATTTGATGCAATAACAGTTTCGTTTAATTTACGATATGCTTGTACTTCTTCTTTTGTACCAATCTCAGAGAGAGCCTTATTAATATTTGAATCTGTTAATTCTTTACCCGAAGATGAAGCACTCATCATTAATCCATTCATTCGAATGTTCATTGCATCTTGTATGCCAGCATTCTTATTCAGAATTGATTTTGCAGATTCTTCTGTCATTGGAGTTTTTGGAAGAGAAACTGATTCACCAGTCACTGTTTTATTAATGTATGGTGAAACTGGAGTCACTGGAGCTCTACTTGGCATTCCATCAGAATCAAGTGTTCGATCAGAATTTAATCCTTCTACATTATTTGATCTTGGTAAAATATTTGAAGGAATAGGTTTCTCTGGACCTACTGTATTCTCTATTGGTGCATTCTCATTTGATTTTCGGAAAGGATAAAAAGGACCAATCGAAACTCCTAAAATTTTAAATTCTGGAATTCCAATGTTATTTAAAAACCCTGTAAGCATTTTACCAAGACGTGATGGTAATTCAGATATATAATCAGCAATCTTACCGAAGAATGACTTAATTCCATTTACAATTATATCGCCAAGATTGTCAGGTAAATCTAAACCGAATAAATTCGCAACCCAATCTACTACACCAAATACAAAATTTAATGCACCTTTATAAAATCCTTCTACAAATGCACCTACGATATCAAAGAAACTACCACCTGATTTATACATTGCGAATGCATCTTTAAACGCACGAACAAGTCCAGCAATCCCTACTGTAATTCCTCCGATTATGGCTGCAGCAATTCCTCCTGGAATCCCTGCTAAGAATCCAAAGAATCCTGCAATTATTTTTATAAAACCTTTTGCGAGGAATGGAAGTACTCTTGCGAAAATAAATTTTGCAGCACCAGCAATACCTGCGAAGAGAGCATCAAATAATTTAAAGAATATCATTGAGCCATAAAAACCAAGCATATTACCGAAATTTAAAGATTCTGGTTTATTCTCTTCTAATTTTTGACCACTATTATTCGACATACCTTTAGCGATTACTTCGAGTAAATCTACCATCTTTTGAATATTTAATGAAGTTTCTCTCGCTGACTCTTCGTTTGCGACTGGTTTATTTGAAATGTTTTTTGAATCTGCAATAAGTGGTTGCCCCTTAGCATCAACTAAGAGTGCTTTCGGTTGCCCTACGTTTGCGATAGATTGTTGTACGAGTACGTTTGTGAGTGCCATTTATTTTTGTAATCTTCTTTGTTCTGCTTTTTGTTTTTCTTCTTGTAAATGTTTAATTAACATTTCAACGTATATTTCACGTTCAAAGGGTATCTGATTTTCAAGCTCAGTCAAAGAGTATTTATGATATTGCATTAATGCGAAGTTAGTCTTATAATGATTGACTAACGACTCATGGCTGAGCATTATGAAAAAAAATTAGCTAAACCCTCTATCTTTCTTGTATGCGTTTTGTTACACCCTTTACAAGTCCAGATTATTTCTTTACTTAACCTTGGCATAGTTTCGAAAAACTTTTGTATTTTACCAAATTGACTTGTTGTTAAGTTATTAACAAATTCACTTAGTTCTTTTTTAGTTTGTTCTTTACTATGATATATTTGTTGTCCATCATATATGTAATCTATACTATCAGTTATAATATCAAAGAAAACTTCTGTATCTAGTTTATTTTGCTCTGTTAATTTTAATGATTTTAATTTTAAAAGTAAATCTAATGATGGATATTTCATTACAACACCTACATCATTAAATAGAGATATTTTATTCTCATGTCCTTCTGGTGTAATTACAGGAACATTCATTATATTAATCTTTAATATACTCTTAGCTTCCTTATTATCTTTACACTCTGGTGTATCACATTTAGCGATTAATTCTACTTCTTCACCAACAGATTTACCACGTAATTGACAAAAGATGTATTCTAAATCAAATAATGCTAAATCATTTGTATCAAGTCCGACTACACACTCACCAACAATTGTTTTAAGTGTATTCATCATTGTCTTCTCATCTTCAGATTGGAAAGCAAGTAATAAAGCTTTTTCTTGTTTTACTAGAAATGGCTTATACTTATATTCTTTCTTTGAAGACGGAACAGTTAATGTATAGGTTGGTGTACTACTTATTGGCAATGCCATATTATTATTCTCCTTCAGTTTCTTTATAATTTTTAATTATCTTATTCAATTCATTCGTAGAACCTATAAACACATTATTGTTTACAGTTTTTGTATCTGTCTTTTGTATTCGTCCTACATCTGCTTGTTGTTTGTGTAAATCTAATAATTGCTGGTTTACATCAGCAAGTTGTTTTATCATATTACCTACAACTTCAAAGGCTCTTGGATGCTCTGATTGTTTTGCTATCTCGAGTGAATGCTTTAATGCTTCTTCTCCTTTTATAAGAAGATTGTGAAGATTAACACGAGAAGTATTAAAATCAGTAGCAATCGTATTCTCTTTTTCATTTGCTATCTCTCTTGGATTAATTACTTCCAAATTTGTAAATGGTTCAGTTGGTTCACTGACCTTTAATTTCTCACTATTAAACACTTCACTTAATTTATCATCTATGATAGACATTTTATATTCCTATAATTAAACTGATCTAAATGTACTTCCTAACATACCATCTAAAGTTTTTTGACTAAAACGAACACTCGCATCTAGTATCTCAGGAGTTGCTTGTTCATATTGTGGTGCAAACTGATTTGTTCGATTATTACTAATTGAATTACTTAATCCAGTAAATGTATCTTGAAATCCTGCAAAATCACTAAAGTAATTTGCTGCAACTGGTAAAGAATTTACAATTACACCAGCAGGGTCAGTTAATACTTGATTACCAATACCTTGTATTCCCTCTAATATAGATTGAATCCACCCTTTATTTTGTTTTGGAGGAGGTGCATATAAACTTGTAGTAAAATACTTATAAGCAAAAGTCACATTAAGTTTTGCAACTTCATTTGATCCTTGAGCCAAATTAATACTCTGCACTGTTTTAGGATATGCTTCATGTAGCTTAACTAAGTATCTTGTATTATTTGCTACATCATTTACAAATAGATGAACTGTACTTACATAATTTTCATAAAACTGTATTGTTCTATCTGTTGTATTTTGAATTGAATCCTGCCAAGCTTCAAAGAAAGCTTTCACTTTAAATCCTGTATCTATGTAATAATTTGCAGTCACTGGATCGAATACTTTTTCATAAGGCATTTCTCTTGTTTCGCCGAATGTGCGAGCAGGAGTTGTAGATATATT